CGCCTGTAGCGTGCTCATGTAGCCGGTCCCGGTGAGGAAGGGGTTGTCTCGCACTCGCGAGGGGATGAAGGTCCGAGACATGGGCTGGATGACCAGGTCTGGGCTCTCTGCGTAGTCGTCGGGGTTGAAGTCGTACTGCGGCTCTCCGTCAGCGATGACGAAGGGCTCGCCGCTGTCGACCTCGAGGTCATTGCCAGCGACGGTGGCGAACCAGCGCAGCTCGCCGGGCACGGCGGGGTTGGGGTGCTTGTCGTCGAGCCAGGGGGCGAAGAAGTCCACGATCCAGCGGCCCTCTGCGCTGGTGGGCGGGTTGAAGGTCAGGAGTGCCTGGCAGCGTTGGCCGACCACCGTGGTGCGCAGCCAGCCCAGGAGGAAGCGCACCTGCAGCTCGAGGAAGTTGGCAGCCTCGTCGAACACGATCAGGTCGTGCGGCCGCCCCTGGTACTTCTTCTCGTCCCCAGCGTTGGGCACAGAGCCCAGCTCGATCTGCAGGGCCTTGCCGTCGCTGCGCGTCTGCCGCCAGATGCCCTTGGTCGAGTTGTATCCGTCCTTGGTGCCGAACAGCTCTTCGAGCCTGTCCTCGATGGCGGACAGCTCTGTGCCGACGCGACGCAGGATCATGATCTTGCGGTGGTCCTCGATGCTCTTACCGCAGGCCAGGTCGGTCTTGCCGCCGCCTGCAGCACCACCGTAGCCGATGATGTCCGCCGTGCTCTGGTAGGCGTCGGTCTGTGGCCCGGGCAGGGGCCGCCAGCGTTTCTTGTCCCGGGCCAACAGGGCGAACAGCTCGCGCCTCTCTGCCTCGGTGAGGTGGGGCAGCAGCTTCTGGACCTCGGCGACCGAGGGGGGCCTCACGCGAGGTCTGAGCCGTCTTCGGGCGCACCGTCTGCCCGGGCCTGGGCCAGCGCCAGCAACGAGGCGATCTTGGCCGAGGCGGCGGCGTCGGTGAACTCGACGGGGCCGCCCTCTGGGTTCGACAGCTGGATACCCGACTGCGGGCGGTAGCGGGGCGACCACGCGGCCAGCAGCTTCTCGCGGGCGTAGACCCGCAGCTTGGAACGGGCCACCGCCTCTGCGTCCACCACGGTGTATTCTTCGCCGTTGCGGTTCTTGCGCACGACCCAGTCGGCCGAGCCGTCCTCGGCGATGTTCACAATCTCGTCGGCGATGGCGTCGTAGCCCACGTCGCGAGCCATCTCGTAGGCGGTCTTGAACTCGGGGTTCGAGGCCATCCAGCGGTGGATCGACCAGCGCGAGGGCAGATCGTCGTAGTCCCGCAGTATCTGGGCCAGGGTGATGCCCTGCGACAGCAGCTCGCAAATGCGGGCCGCCTTCGCGGGGTCGTACTTGGCCGTCGGGATGTTGAGCAAGGGACGGGTCATGGTTCAGGTGAGACTACGCGCGCGGTCCGCCGCAAGCCATACGACAGTTTCGGTCGTACCCCTCATCCCTGTTTCCTGATCCTGAATGTGATGATGTCGGCGACCGTCGCCTTGTGGACATCGAACTTCTGGGCGAGCGTGCCATAGCTCCAGCCGCCCTCCTCATACATCGACCGCATCAGCTCGACCTCTGCGTTGGTCAGCTTCGCGTCGTGGTGCTTCTCACCCAAACGTGCCATTTTTTACGTGCTCCTGCCGGTTGCGACCTGGTTACGACCGGTTACGACCTACGTTGTAACCGAATAAGCTGTTGTTTTTACGACTGAATACGGGCTCAAAATGCTTGTTTTTCGGCGGTTACAGAACTTTTCGCCTAACCTTTCCCCAGGGCCCTCTACGGGGCCCCTATACTACTACTCTACCTCTCCCCTTAAGAAAGTAGTGTAGAGGTTGTAACCGCCCCCTCAAACGCCCTGCTGGCGGGGGTTACGACCTCCGCCGTGAGGTCGTAACTGGTCGTAACTTGGCGTCGAGGTCGTAACCGTTTTACCCCCGCGACCACCGCCGAACCGCCTTGCCCCCGTCTTTCTGCACTTTATTGCGGAAACCGAGAGCCTTGAGCACCTTCGCGACCCGCATCTCGTCCGCGCGTTTTACTGCATGTTCGCGAAAACAGAGGGCCTGCGTCAGCACATCATGTGTGCTGAAGCCCTCCGCGCCCGGCAAGGTGCCGTCCAGGTCGGGGGTCTCGAGCCACTTTTCGATGGCGTCTTCCCAGGTGTCGGTGACCCTGTAGTCATCATGCACACCCTCGGCCAAGGCCTGCGCTTCGCGCCATTCGACACCACCGGCCGCGTGCATCACCCGGGCCTCTGCCCAGAGTTGGTCCCTGTCCCTGGCGATGCCCTCGACGTCCACCTCGCCGCAGGCCATCGGCAACCAGCGCCGCGCGCCCGTAGGGTCGTCGAGAAGGTCGGTCGGGTTGGAGGTGCCCTGGATCACACAGCGCCGCTGGAGGGTGACGGCGTACTCCTGGTACTTGGGCACCCAGTCCTCCTTCGAGCGGGTGATCCACGCCTTGATGGTCTCGATCTCGCGAGACCGCAGGCCCGACAGCTCTCCCAGCTCCACCATCAGCGCGCCGCGCATCAGTCGAGCACGGGCGTCCTCGTCCTGGTGGAAGGAAAGCTCACGGAAGGTGTCCTCCGGCACCATAGCCCGAACGCCGCGGGTCTTGCCCTGCCCCTGAGCGCCAGTGAGGATCGGGACCATGTCCGCCTGACAGCCAGGGGTCATGACGCGACCGGCCATCGCCGTCCAGATATAGCGCGAGGCGGCGGTGGTGTAGGCCGAGGCCTCGACGCCGAAGTACGTCTGGTAGAAACCATCGACCCGCTTCACCCCGTCCCACGTCAGGCCCTCGAGCCAGACCTGGGCGGTGTCGACGCTCTGGTGCTCTGCCACATAGAGCACGACGTCGCGGATCATCTCGCGGCCCACGGGCTTGAAGCCAAGGGCGGCGAGGGTGAGGCGCAGCTCTGTGTAGTGGTGGTCCTTGAAGGCGAGCCACTTGCCCGGGTGCTCGACGTCTGCGTAGACCAGCTCCCCGCGGAAGGCGTCGAGGCGGATGTCCATGCCGCAGACGTCGGGGCGCAGGAGGGCAGGGCGGACGTTCTCGATCAGCGCCTCGATCCTGCCCTTGCCGTCGCGGATGAAGGCGGGAAGGGGCAGGTCGACCTGCTCACCGTCGATCACCACCGGCGTCAAGTCCTCGAAGTCATCGACCGAGGCGGCGTCCTGCCAGCCGTGCTCACGCGCCTTGGCGAAGATCGTGCGCTCGGTGATGGGGTTGGCGGTCTCGCCCTTCTGGTCGAGCCAGGCCCAGACCTTGATGGCCAGCTCGTCCTCGTCGAAGTGCGGAGCGCGGGCCGAGAACTCATGGGCCAGTTGGTAGCCCTCATCGCTCCCGCCCGTGGCGTGGTGGACGCCCGAGATGACGTCGCGCCACTCGTCATAGCCGAGGGGGCTGGTGTCGTTGGGGATGGCGGCCAGGGCGTCGCGCAGTTGTGAGGGCTGGACCTGCGTATCCCCCAGGGCCAGCTCGCGCACGGGCCGCTCCACCACCGGCACAGGGGCCGACGGCGTCCACGCCAGCTGCAGCGCGTACTCGCGCTCCATCACCTCATAGTCGCACAGCGGCTCGAGCGGTGCGGACTTGCCAGCCAGGGGCAGGATGAACTGGTTGCCGAAGCCGTGCTCTGGCACGCTGTTCTGCTTGGGGAAGACCTCGATCTCGCCAGCAGCGACACCCTTGGCTCCGTCCTTGAAGCCGATCTCAATCAGCGCAGCCTTGCAGAGCTGGCGCACCGAGTAGGCGTCCTGCGGCTCATCCCAGATCAGGAAAACGTGGATGCCGTTGCCGCCCGTCGAGCGGAAGGGCACCGGCTGCAGGCCAGACCAGCCGAGGCTGTTGCACAGGTTCTCGGCCACAGCCACCATCTCTGCCCAAGAGGTCACCCCCTTGTGGCTGTCCAGATCGAACAGGGCGATCCTGGTCGTGCTCTCGCCCGCCTTGATGGGGCAGACGCCGCGGGGCATCGTGCCGTCGAGGTGGCGCTTCAGCCGCGCCTCGGTCAGGGGCTCGCGGGTCCAGGCCATGCCGGTCGCGGCCTTGATGGCGGTCACGTCGGTGCGAGCGCGAGATGTCAGCGGCTCGAGAGCCGCGATGAGGTTGTCCTTCTCGGTGGTCATGCTATCCCAGCACCTTCTCTGGGTTGACCAGGTTCGCGGCGGGCACGCCGAGCCGCTCGTGGATGGCCTGGGCGCGGCGCACGGGCATCCAGCGGGCACCATTTAGCCAGCCGCTGACGGCCTGCTGCGTGACGCCGAGGAGGGCCGCCAGCTTCACCTGACCACCGGCCAGGGTGATGGCCTGGGCGATGTGCTCTCGCACGGAGGGGGTAGATCGTTGTGTCATTGTCCTATTCCGCCGCCAGAGCCTTCGCCCGGTCGGCCTCGTTCATATCCAGCAGCATCCGCATGGCCCGTGCCGCAGGACCGCTGGGGCCGACCGTGGCGTAGTTCTGTGCGGTCTTCGGGCTGACCATAAGCCACCGGCCCGCCGCGAGTTGCGACAGGCCGAGGGTTGCGAGAGCGGTGCGGTATTCAGCGGGGGTCATTTGTTTGGCTCATAAAATAGCACGGTGAGCAACACGACCGCCACCAAGGTCGCTATCACACCAGCGGCCACGGCGGCAAACTCGACAGTCATCCGGCGTCCCATCCATGAGGGCAAGCGCGACCATTCGTGTAGCAGAGCTGGGCCACGTCTTGCCCATCCACCGTTTTTATGACGTAAGCCCCCCCGTGGCGCTTGCTCATTTGACGAGCGGTCAGGCGCGCTGCGGTCAATTGGCCCTTGTCGCCCATGTGGAGCGGATAGTGCTGAACTTGAACCGCGTCGTCGTGGTCCATCCAGTCGGTGCGATAGGTGGTGGTCATCTGTGTGGTTCCGTTCCGGCTAGTGCTTGATTGCCCTGCGCCGATGACTGGTTCTCGCACATAGGCAGATGTTACGCAATACCCCTAAGCACTTTTTGCGTATTTTTATTGCATCAGGCCCGTCGTCCCTTCACCGGGGCGGCGGGCCTTTTGCGTTTAGGGTTCGCCCGCGTCGGAAAACGGCAAGCCTGGCTCAGTGTTCTGGCTTGTCGGTAAACCGGGTGCGTCTTCTCCTGTAAGGGCGGCTTGGGTTTTGTTGGCCGCATCCAAAGTCGCTGTTACGCGACCGCCATAAGCGCCCGCCTCGCGCAACCATCCTCCGGCCAGGATGGTTTTGATCTGCCCTTCATCGGCCCATCCAAAATGATCGGACGCAGCGTTCACGCCTTCGTTCTGCATCGCCTTTGTCGGCTCTACCGGAACAGTCCGCCAAGCCTCCCCCTCTGGTGCAGGGGTGCGGTGGTTCCACATAGCGACAGGGGCCACAACGTCAGTTCCCGCGCAGTCAATGTGTTTTCCTCCGCAGGTCGCCTGATTGGCCCCGTCGTATTCAAAGGTGCGGGCCTCACCCCCGCAGAACGGACAAGCCTTCAGTTTCTCAGTCATGGCTCTTGCCTTTCTGGTTGAGGGCGGCTCGGGCGAGGTCGTATTCAATGCTGTCAAAGCCCGGCAGGATGCGTTCAGCCATCGCGGTCGGAGACGGCTCGTCGGGGAAGTTCAGGCGCATATCGAGGTCGTCAGCCAAGAGCGCGCCCTCAAGGCGGCACAGATACTCCGCCGCCTCTCGCAAAGCCCGGCGCTGCTCTTGGTATGCTTTCAGGAGGGCGCGGAGGTCCGGCCACGGAGCAGGGTCGCTTGCCGACACCTCAAGCCGCGCTACAACCGCCCCCATATCAGTGGGGAGTTCGTAGCGTTGCCGGAGAGCGGCTCTCATCACAGGAACGACAGGGGATGCGAGGTTGTTGGATGCGAACTTTGCAGCCTGCGCCATTTCCTCTTGCGAGACGTGCCGCCAAGCCTCCCCCTCTGGTGCAGGGGTGCGGCGGGCGGGGATGCGAAACGGTTCGGACGCTTGGTCCTCAAAACAGGAGCCGTTTCGTTTTCCAAACCACTGGAACAGGTCGGTTTCATCGTATTGAAGCAGGCGAAGGTATGTCCAGTCGCGCGTCTTTGGCTTTTGGTTGTAAGCCAATCGCTCCAAATCGGGGACGTGTGTTCGGAGCGCCGATACCGGGTGATCTCTCTCGCTCATCGTTCATCACCTTTCTGGCTGAGGGTGGTGCGGGCGGTCATAAAGGCGTCGTAGCGCGGCCCGACACCAAGAAGCAGCCGTGCCCGTTCGTCAGACCATGTTCGCCAGTCGCGCGCGAACTCGGCGTCCATCAATGCCTCCAAAGCCCGCCCCCGCTCTTGGTATGCGAGCAGGAGGGCGCGGATCACATCAACGCGAAAATAGGCATTGCGAAATGGCGTAGTGCCGCCGTGAGCGTCAACTTCAACAAGCCGTGCGCTGACAACCGCCTCCATATCGTCGGGGAGTTCGGTCATGATGCTTCTCCTGTGGCTTTGGCGATGGCGGCGCGGATGAGAGCCGCCGTCGCGTTTGCCCCCTCAGCCTCAGCGACATAAAGGCCCGCTCGGCAGGCCTCCAAAAGATCAGGGGCGGAGGCAATAAGGCGGGCGTTGGCGGCATCGGTCGCGGCGTCATAGGTGGCCAACCACATATTCTCGTAGCTGGCTTGTGCGATGACTTGCCTGCCGCCGGGGGCGAACAAATCAAACCTAGTGTCGCCCGGCTTGTATCCCGGCCCAAACTCCCAAGGCCCCGGCGTATGCGTCGCCCCCATCACAACCACCACAAGCTGATAACCCCGGCCAGCACGGCCAGAATGATGAGGCTGCGAGGACGAAGAACCTCGGCCACGGCGCGGAGCCACATCGGAGGCTCGTCGGAGGGGCGGAAGTCCCAGCCGCGCGATGAACCGTGGTCAGTCATCATGGCCGCGACGCGGCGGTGGTCACGGGGGTCTTGCATGTCGATCATTGTCTCAGTCCTTTTCGGTGTCGGCTTGTCCCGACGGGCTCTCTCTCTATACCCGGCCCAGGCGTTGTACAAGCATTTTCTCACATGCATATTTTTCACAACCAAACGCTTGACACCTATTTCGGACAGGCCTAGAGAGGGTGGGCAGCCGGGACAAGCCGCTGCGGCAGAAGGACAAGAGACATGGCTACCACCACCGTCACGTTTGAGGGGCGCGAGTTCCCGGCCCGCAACCTCGACAACGGGCTGTACGAAGTCCGCTACACTTTCAACGGCCCGAAGGGCTGGGAGGGCGGGTATATTCGCGGCCGCGGCCTCGACCGCCTGCTGGTCCTCTTGGGCTACCAGCGCGCCGCCGCAGGTGCCGAGCTGAACCCCGTGGAGTTCGGCTGATGCCCAGCATCGACGACATCATCTCCTACGAGCAAGGCGAGATGGAAGAGGACCAGATGGTTGACTTCTTCCAGAACCTGATCGACACAGGGGCCGCCTGGTCCCTCCAGGGCCACTACGGCCGAACCGCAGCCAGCCTGATCTCCGCGGGCATCTGCACCCAATAAGGACAGAGACCATGACCGACTTCTCCAAGCGCATTGCCTTCCTGATCCTGCCGCTGCGGGACAACGACGGCAACCGCCTCACCGAAACCCACGCCGCCCTGCGCGGGGATATCCTCGACAACTTCGGCGGCTACACCCAGACCCTCGTGACCGGCGCTTGGCGCAACGGGGACGGCGAGATCGTCAACGACGACAGCCTGAAGTACGAGATCGCCATGACCACCGGCGCTGGCGACGGTCGGGTGCTGGTGCAGATCGCGGCCGAAGCCTGCCGTCGGGCCCGCCAGGCCTGCGTCATGATCCAGCTGGCCGGTGGCGTGGTCCACTTCATCAACGCAGAAGGGGACATGCTCTGATGCGCGACGCTCTCTTCACGCTGGCCATGCTCGTGGTCTTCCTGGCCAACCTCCTGTCTATGGGCGAGTGGTATCGCTTCGCCTCCGACAGGAACTTGAGCACCGAACTCTTCTCGGGCGTCCTCTTCGCCATCCTGGTGGCGGGCGTGTGCCTCGAGGTCGCCCTGGCCGTCTGGTGGCTCGCATGACCCGCGTTCAGCTCAAGGGCATGACGACGCGCGGGCTGATCGAGTTCGCCCGTCTCGCCCACCTCAACTTGATGAAGCCTGACGGCGACCTCATCCTCGAACTGGCCGAGCGCCTCGACGACGTCTATCCCTTCGACGCCGACGAGCAACCCCAGAACGTCTACAACGACTTTGAAAAGGAAACCATGCTGTGAACATCACTCTCGACATCAAATGCCCCGAGCTGGCCGAGGCCATCAACAACCTGGCCGCCGCCATGTCGATCCGCTCGGTCAACCAAGAGCTGAAGCGCGACATCGTCAAGCCTGCCGTGAAGGCTCTGGTGGAGGCCACCCCGGTCGAGGCCCAGGTGAAGGCCATCCTCAAAGGCAAGCCGCCGGTCGACGAGGCCGTGCCGAGCGAGCTGGGGGCCCCCGCGGTCGACTACACCCAGGTCAAGGCCGCAGTGCTGAAGGTCTCCCAGGAGAAGGGCCGCGCCGCCGCCGTCGAGCTGCTCGGTGAGTTCGACGCCAAGGTCGGTGGCGATCTGACCGAGGAACAGTGGGGCCCCTTCCTGGCTCGTGCCGCCGAGGTGCTGGGCTGATGCGTAGGGGCATGTCCAGCCCTTCGGGCGGCGCGCTGATCTTCGGCGCTGACCTGGTGGTGCCGGGCGTGCCCCAGCCCGCCAAACGAGACCCCTCCCTCCCCCGCAACGTCAAGGCGGTGCGGGTGGGGGAGGCGGACCTTCTGCTCACCCGGGGCGAGCGCAAGCGCGTGCTGCGCAGATTGCTGGTTATGAAAGCGCAAAGAGGAGACATCGAAACATGAACGACACCACCGCCAGCAAGGCCCACGCCCGCCTGTCGCCGTCCGGCGCTCACCGCTGGATGGCCTGCCCCGGCTCCCTCAAGATGGAAGAGCCCTTCCCCGACACCTCCTCTGTCTACGCCGACGAGGGCACCGCCGCCCACCAGCTGATGGAATGGTGCCTGACCTCTGGCCAGGACGCCTCTGCCTACGCCGGTCGGCTGATCGAGATCGAGGAGAGCGGGCGCAAGTTCGAGGTCGACGAGGACATGGTCCTCGGCGTCCAGGGCTACTGCGACTACGTCCGTGGCCTGGGCGGCGAGCTGATGGTGGAGCAGGTCGTCGACCTGTCCCCCATCCTCGCCCAGCCCGACGCCTACGGCACAGCCGACACCATCGTGATCGTCGGCACCACCCTCCACGTCATCGACCTCAAATACGGCCGCAACTACGTCGCCGCCGAGGACAACAAACAGCTCATGCTCTACGGCCTGGGCGCTCTGGACCTGGCCTCGCTGGCCTACGACATCAAGCGCGTGGTGCTGACGATCTACCAGCCCAAGGTCTCGATGGAGCCGAGCACCTACGAGATCAACGTCGAAGACCTGCTCGAGTTCGCCTCCGAGGCGCGGATCGGAGCAGCACATGCCGTCTACCAGCTCAACGGTGGCCGCAAGCCCGAGCTGAACCCGGGCGCGAGCCAGTGCCAGTGGTGCAAGGCCAAGGCCGTCTGCCCGGCGCTGGCCGCCGAGACCACCGCCGTGGTGACCACCGCCGCCAGCGCCGACGACTTCGTCGACCTGACCACCGAGACCCTACCCGCCGCCCTGGCCGAAGTGCCGGGCGACGTGCTCGCGGAGGCGCTGGCCAAGGTCGACCTGATGGAGATGTTCTGCCTCGCCGTCCGCGCCGAGACCGAGCGCCGCCTCGTCGCGGGTGTCGAGGTGCCGGGCTTCAAGCTGGTCGAAGGCAAACGCGGCCACAGGAAGTGGATCAACCCCGAAGAGGCAGAGCTGCAGCTGCGCTCCATGCGGCTCAAGGTCGAGGAGATGTTCGAGCTGAAACTCATCTCCCCCACCACGGCCGAGAAGCTCGCCAAGGCAGGCACCATTGGCCCTCGCCAGTGGAAGAAGCTGCAGGAGCAATACGCGCAGAGCCAGGGCAAACCCTCGGTGGCCCCGGCCTCCGACAAACGCCCCGCTCTCACCGTCGCGGCTACGGCCGACGACTTTGCCCTCATCGAGGAGCCGCTGGCGTGACCTGGTTCGACTTCGTCCTCACCGCACTGGCCCTCTACGGCTGCTACAAGCTGATGCTCGACATCGTCGACACCCTCTGGCCGGTGCGCTAACCCCATGTCTCGGCTGATTGGAAAGCTGCCCGCCGCGGCCGAGGCTCTTCTGAAAGAGGCGGCAAATACCGGCTTGCCTGGGTCTTTGATCCGGCGCATAGCTATAGATCGTGCCTACGAGACCATCGCTAAATCCCATCCTGAAATGCTGAAGAGAGATACGAATATGAAAGTCAACTTCCTCGCCCGCTGCGCCTTCATCAACGTCTTCGAGGCCACGGCCATCGACGGCGGCGACCCGGCGTTCAACGGCAAGTTCATCGTCGACCCGGCCGACAAGGCCACGGTTAAGAAGCTCGACGAGGCCATGCTGGCCGTGGCCAAGGAGAAGTGGGGGGCCAAGGCCCAACAGGTCTTCGACAACCTGGTCAAGACCGGCAAGAAGCCGGAGGTCGGCTTCGTCAAGGAGCCCTACAAGAACAAGGACGGCGGTGCCTACGACGGCTTCGAGGACATGTTCTACGTCACGGCCAAGTCGTCGACCCGCCCGCTGCTGATCGACCGGGACAAGACCCCCCTGGTTCAGTCCGACGGCCGCCCCTACTCGGGCTGCAAGGCGATCATCCAGGTCGAGTTCTGGGCGCAGGACAACAAGTGGGGCCGCGGCATCCGTGCCCAGCTCAAGGGCCTGCAGTTCCACAGCGACGGCGACGCCTTCTCGGGCGGCGCACCGGCCTCGGCCGACGACTTCGACGACATCGCCGACGGTGTTGACGCGGGAGACCTCGCCTGATGGAAAGCGAACACTCCGAAGAGTGCCTGGAGCGCCAGCACAGAGACAACGTCGGCTACCTCGCGGGCCACGCGCTGGCGGGCATCCTCGCCAACGACACGATCAACAGCCGTCTCACGTTCCACCAAGTCGTGGGACTGGCCGCCAACTACGCCGAAGCCCTCGCCAAGCGGCTTGACAACCCGTCCCAGGCCGGGGTCTAACAGGAGAAGGGGTGGTCCTCCCGGGCCACCCCCGATCTGCTAGAAGGACAAGAGACGTGCAACAGAAACCCTCTGCCCCGCGCTCCTTTTTCAAGGAGCGTCACATCAACGAAATCAGCCAGGGCACGGAGCCCTCCTTCCAGGGCGAGGTGCCGGTGTTCGACCGCGCGTCGCACAACCCCGCCCCCCGCTCCCGACACTCGGACAGCTACGGCTTTCGGGCCCGCACCGGCATCAAGCCCGGCACGCCCCTCCCTCCCGAGGCCACGGGCGATCCGCACCCCGACAGGCTGGCCCGCGCCGAGGCGCTGCGACTGGCGCTGGCCCAGAAGGACAACCGCTACCGGATCGAAGGC